CACAGAACCACCAAAACGCAGTTTAGCCATAAGCAAATCTTCTTTGTGCTGAAAGCTGATTTGAGTTATAATATCGTACAAGCCAGACATGTCAGACACGTCAGCTGAATGCATGATCCACAAATCATTATCTCCGTGAAACACTGTAAAGTAATCATACTCAGACTTTGTGGTCATGCTTAACGGACCAACATTTTCGCAAAGCCAATCATACAGCTCTGTTTCGTCTCGATCGCCTACGTACAAGTTATACTCGAGCATTAGACATCAAAGTTCAGCATGAAATATGCTGCTTCTTCCTTGTTAGTTATATTCACAGTGACCATTGGGTTGCCACTATTAAAGCGTGGTGTACAATCTGCACCAGGGCAATGTTCTGACATCCACGCAATGAACTCATGATGGTCGTTGCAGTATACCCAACAGTGCCAGCCTACCATTTCCTCACGGAACTCGCGACCAGGACTATTTTTGTCCTTTAACAGAATATAAGGTATGTCGCTCCAGCCATCACTGTATCGCCAATGGTTGACTGTGATCCGTTGATACATATCATTGAAGCCACATTTTAACCAAGGCAATTGTATCAATCGTGACCAACAACACATAGTTGGCCAGCATACCAACACTGCCGCGAGTGCGAGCAGCCCAAGCAAAAATTACACACTGTACAATAAAGATTGGATACAGGATTAGGAATGGTGGGTTAGGCACCGTGAGCATCATTGTCAATGCACAACCAATGCTCATGAACCAAGCGAGAATTTCCAATACACATCGTGCAGGATTTTCTCGCCAGTCTTCTCGTATGTAGCTAACTACACTTGAGAGAAGTTGTTTCATTAGAACTTGTTGCCAGTGACTTCGAGGATTTCCTCAACAGAATCAAAGTCTGCTTGATCCTTGTCAAAGTCGCCTTTGAATGCTTTGGTAATGGCTTTGTTCAGCACTGCTGGCTTGATGTCCATTTCTTCTGCAATGGCTGCAACAGTTTCTTTAAGGCCCACATTGAGGTCATCAACTTCTCGTTTGACTTGTACGCCCTCTTGAATGATCCGCTTTAGTTTTGCAATTTGCTCTGGGTTAAAACTCATATAAATCTCCGTTAGTTAATGTCTTACAGAACTATTATACGATAAATTTACAGCAGTGTCAATGACTTTATGCTACAGGTCCCCAATTACTTTTGGCCCTGACAGCAAACGCTAACTCTTTCATACGGCCAAATTCTTTTGAACCTTTTGGATGTGGTCCTGTTGCTTTTAGATTGTTGTATGCTTTTAGCAGTTCGGCTTTGGTCTTGCCTTCGTATTTGCCTCGTTCGCTTGGACTAACTTGGGTGTCAGTGTCCCATGCTTCTTCAATGTCTTTGCTGATCTCTTTACGTCGATTTTTAAGATACTGATCTGACTTATCAACTTTGCCATCATTGTTTATATCGCTATCTTCTTTGCCAACTGGGTCAAGACCCTCATTGATAATATCGATATATTTTCTTAATAAATTACCACTCATGGTGCGTATCCTCCTAGCAATATTTAGGACACATTACACACAAGTGGTTCGTACTTTAGTTGGTGATGCGTTCTATATCTTCTTCGTTGCATTCGGTGCCGTACTGAATTTCTATTAGTTGACACGGCACATCAAACGGATTGTGAAGTCTATGCCAATCATTTTGCGGTATAACAAGTTGGCTATGCTTGCTTAGTTCTACATTAGGCAATGCATAGCCACTTGGCATACGTTGCTCGACTAAACAATTGCCCTGGGTAATATGCCAAAATTCGTGCCTACGTGCATGTCGTTGTAAACTGATACTCTGACCAGGTTCAATTGTAAGCTCTTTAACTTTGCACCCAGGAACATCGTATAGTATACGATAGTAACCCCATGGCCTTGCAGTTTTTGGGGACTTCCATTCTTCTAATATCCAGGTGCTGGAATTTTTCTTATTCTCGCCGCCGACGCCAAATACAAACTCGACATTATCAACTACCATTTCGGGAATGTTGTTAGCTGTACGGTCTCCTCCATTAGCAAAGATAATTTGATGATTAGGAAATATTTCTTTGGCTTTGCGAATAGCATCAATGCTTGTCCCGTCGTCATCGTTAAAATTAATAACTCGATCAACAACATGCATGTGTGCAATAACGTTAGCACGTTCTTCCCAAGGCATAAATGCCTTACCTTTTTTACGAGTTAGCCACGCATCAGAATTAACCCCAACAATTAGCTTATCGCCCAGTTCGCGAGCAGCACAAAAGTAGTCGGTATGTCCACTATGGAGTGGATCAAATCCGCCTGTGCATAATACAATTTTCATTTCGTTTTCCTTGGATTACCGTAGTGGATAACTCGAATGCCGTACATATCTGGCAGTGTTCGCCATGGATCAACAATTGTACTTCCCGGTGGAATTGCACAATAAAATACATCAGGGTGTACATCTACACCTGTGCCCGAATATGTAATCGCTGCATTGTGCGCCATGAGAAAGATTGTTGGTTCATGCGGCTGAAAGAAGTTGCCAGTTAATGGGTCCGCATATTCAAACTCAATGCCAGCTTCTGTAATGAAATGCGCAACTAATTCCGAGTACGAGCCAATGGTGTATTCAACGTACGGCTTATACGCACGACCGTGGATAACGATTGGCATTTTAGTTTCGCGATGTAAGTCAATTAGGCGTTGAGCCATTTTCTTAGCTTGCTTGTCGCGGCTATGCATGAACGCATGAAACAAATCATAGCCTAGATCAAGCTCGTTAGCAAGCCAACGTAATGCAATGTTGTCGCGTGGGTGGCAAGCACCGGCGTCGCCCATACCTGCTGTTAAATATTTTGGACCAGTAATTCGTTGAGTCGCTGTTTTTAATGCGTTGGTGACTACGTCTACGTTAATGTTGCCATTGGCTTCTGCAACGTCTTGGATCATGTTGACAAGTCCAATCTTAGCAGAAATAAACGTATTATAGAAAACTTTAATAGCTTCTGCTTCGTCCCATGTACCTACATTAATTTGCGGAGAGTTCTTCATCATTGGAGCATAGAAGTCGATTAATACTTGTGCATCACCTGTACGTGTACCATCTTCTGTGCCGATGATTAAACACTCTGGATTGACCATGTCCCACTTAACACTGCCCATTGCAATGAGGTAAGGGTTATAAATGAATCGTGCATTGGTAATCAAAGGTTGCAACTTGTTCCGCACAGTTCCAGGTAGCACCGTACTAATCAATACAACCAACTGTTCTTTGTTAACGTATTTGTTGATCTCAGTTAATACAGTTTGTACAATGCTGTAATCAAAATCCTTGACTGGCAAATCAGCAATAGGTGTGCTACCGCCGTATGCTGCATCGTGTGGTGTGGGCACTGCTACAAAGATTAAATTGCAGCCTGCTACTGCGCCGGCAATTGAACTCTTAACTGCCACATTCTGTGTTGGATCTACGATATTGATATCATAACCGCTTACGCTGTAATGGTCTGCCATTACTTCTGCGCATGGTAACCCCAATTTGCCCAATCCGATCATTGATACTTTCATTTAAAGTATCTTTCTAAATCGTTGCTGTTACGTTTAATATTGATTGCGTTGGCACTTGGATATGGGTTTGAATAATCAAAGTCATTTATCAATATCCTATTGGTAGTATTAAGTCCCGACAATAGTTGATAGTTTACAAAGCCAAGCTGTGTTAATAATTCGTTAGTCTCTGCATCAAACGAAGACTGTCTGCTTGTGGTAAAGATAAACTGTGCTCCATTGGTTTGCTGTTCTATTAAGAAGCTAACATTTGCAGGTAATACAGTCACAGGTGTTCCAAACTTGTTAGTTCCGTAACGGCTTTGATTTGTTACTAATACACCGTCAATGTCCACAAACAATACAGGATGCTGTCTGTTAAACGTAATCCAATCGTCTGCTGTACCAACGTCAATGAATTTACTCGTGGGCAATGTTTCAAACAACTCTCCGTCGGAGATCATTGAATCAATGACATTGCTCAGATATACTTCGTGTGTTGCAGACTTTAGCAAGTGCATAGCTTTGGTCGCAAAGGTAGCAGCATCTTTAAATTGATAGCCGCCCACTGAAAATAAATTGCTTACAATTTGTTTCTCTACTATGCTCTGAACAATGCCGTGTTCATTTGCCTTGATGTAACTCTTACCACTGACATTGCGAATGTTTGGATAGTCATTTAATGTTGCAACTGCAATACCATTGCACTCTTTAATTGGGTCATTGAACTCAATAAAGGTATCACAATCTTTGATAAAAACTGGACCTTGTATATTCAATTGCTTAATTGCAATCAATGCTGTTTCAGCTGGACCATTTGTCAGCTGGTCGACTACAACAACACTAACACGCTCGCCTAACGCTTCTTTTAAAAAGCCGTCAGCCTGGAACTGTTTGCAGTGCTCTTTAAGTACTACTACGATAATCTTGGCTGCTGGTGGGAAGCAGTCAATTGCATGTTCAATCATTAGTTTATGATCATATGCCGTCAGCAAATATTTAGGACGCATATTAGGGAATCTGCTACTCTGACCCGCTGCCAATACAATTATATTCATCGTCGTTTCCATAGTTTATCAATTTGTTCTGCTAACCATTTTTTGTCTGATTCAGAAGAGTACGGCCAAACTCTTAGCAATGCTAAGATTGCCATTGCATTATTATTGTAGTACTCACAATGTGCTGCAAGTTCTTCACTGATTGCAAGTAGTCTATTACTTAACAGTACTTTACTGTCACGGACAAACCATCCGCAGTCTAAGTCTTGCCGTAGCTTACTGATATCAAAGTGTACACTATCAAAGTCGGTATTTACTGCATCAATCAGTACAAAACGAGCATTATTGTAGTCATACAGGATGTTATTCATTGTAAAATCACCATGATATAACGTCTGCGGCAAGTATTGTGGGAGTAGTGCAATGATTTCGCCTATGCTTGCAGGCAACCATTCAGCAGCACTTAGCCTGCGTTCATACATTAGCAAGTAATCCTTAGCTGGATCGTATATAATGCTTGATAATGTATTGTATGTGGACTTTATAAAGTTTATCAGTGGCGTACGATTCTCATTGATAAGATAATGTATCATGTCAGTGCTCGGAACATATTCCATTACTAACTGCTCGTTGTCATATGCTAAGATAGCAGGTTGTACCACATGCTGATCAAGTGCAAGCATTTGTGCATAGTTGCGATCTGTTCCTTTGCCGCTTTTCTCAATGACTAACTTATTATCTCGCTCGGCCAAATTTACAACCGCACCAGAGTGACCAATAAATTGCTTTATAATCATTTGTTTGATGGATGATTGCGCACAAAGAAGTTATGGTGGATATGTGCAGTGTGCTTGGCCATTGAGTCTAATTTTAGATCTGCTCCAGGTCTAACTGGCGCAGCTTCTAGGCCATTTGGAAACTCAATTACAAATATATTATTCTTTTTACATGCATTGTACATCATTACATTTGGTCCCAGTCCCAGCTGTGATTCATTGATTTCCGAATCACTTCTTTTAGATTCAATTATCCACTGACTCAAACTTGCTGACATTAAATCCATTGCAAACGAGTCACCACCAAACCAAAAGTCGCCCAGTCCCCAGGCACCGTCTTCTTGCGGGAACGAAGTTATCCAATGCGAGTATATAACATTATCTCGAATTCCAAACTCTTGTAACAATTTTTCAAGTGGGCTAAACGGTGTAGTCAATGCATCAAATCGTTGGCAAACACAAAGGTCGTACTTCCATCCACATTCAAGTTCATATTCCTTTTTTAAGTTGATTGCTGCTATTATGCTTAAGAGCATGGGTTTAGGTAGTAGCCATTTAATGGCAGAATCAATTTCAGGATTTTCAAAAACTACTTCGTCAATCCGTCGAGTAATACCCGACCTATTAGGGTTATATACTGCAAATATCGCATTGATTTCTTCGTCGGACACCGGAGACTCTTGCCCAAATTCTGCCCCTTTGGCTTGTCCCACTGAGTCATAATCTTTAGTGTGGCAAAAGTAGTCAACTTTAATTATACATTTGTATGAAAACTGTCTATTAAAGTTAATGACTATCTCTTTGCCATCAACTTGATCGTATGCTGCTTTAATCGCTGGCGCGCAATATTGACCTGTTCGAACTTGGCCAAACAAGCATACTGCAATTTTAATTTCTCTCATATCTTCGTAACCTTTAATCCAAGTAATCTAATCCACTTCCACCAGACTGTTTTGTTGGTCACTTCAGCTGGTGTATTGAGTGGGGTAGGAATGTTATTACGTTTCCACAGATAACTAATCCTATCGTAATTGTGTGGGCGTGTAATAAAGAAGAAGAAACTAACTTCGCCAGTTTGATCAGTGAAGCCAGCAATGATTTCATCTTGCGACAATTTGTCAAATTTGGGTACTATGAACGGCATTGCCCCAACAAATGCATTGAAGTATACTACAGCATCTACTGGATTTGTTCCTTTAAGATCTCTATTCAAACGAGAAGCGCCAGCGCAATTCATTGAGTAAGTCATTTGCTTAAAGATTCTGAATGAGTCAGCTGTAACAGGTTGTTCCCAGGTATGTATTAATGCGTTGCCATTGGTATCCCAAAATCTTTTAGGTCTGAGCACTTCATCTGCAAAGTCAATGGCTGTCATGTCATCAATTGCAAGATGAGTTAAAAAGTAAGTTGCATTAATTGACTTACACCAACTAATCAATGGTATAATATTAGTTGGATTACCTTGGTATACAATGTGCAAGTGCATAATCATTGCTCTTGTTCTAATATATAAGCAACTTGTAGTGCTTTGGCAACTACACTTGCATCGTATTCATTCTTACATCTATTGTAGAATGCTGTAAACTCGGGAAATGTTGTCAGGAAGTTACTGGCATTGCGTGTGTCATGTTGTCCGACATACAAGTAGAAGTCATGCCGGGCAACAACATTTTCCTTTGACGTTGGATTTTCTGCTTGTACAATATGCAGCAATCTATTTAAATTATCAATTTCATGTGGATAAAATCCATCGTGATAATCAAATTCCTGGAATGTAGCTGTATTACGTTCTGCCCATTTAATGGTGTTGGCCAACGTAGTTGTCATACCTTCGTCTGCAATCAATGCACTTAGATAGCGAGGATGCCGCAAGTATGGAAAATCTAAATTAATTCCACGAATGCCATTTACCTTATTAAGTGTAGTTGCACTGCGTCTAATAGATAGTATATCATTGAGGAATTTCTTAAAGTGTGGAATGCTCAATAGGTTAAACGTACACATGATAGTGACATCTAATGTTGGATAGCGTAGTGTAAGATTCCAAAGATTGTAGTACCACTTCTTATAGTCAAGGCCAGGACGAATATATTCTGCTTGATTGCCCCAAGTGTCACATGATGTAAAGATCTGTAGCCGCTTGACCATGTTGCCATCTTTAATAATCTGACATTTAGTGAAGAACTCGTCTAGTAATTTTTGGTCAACTCCTAGATTAGTATTGATAGCAAGATCTAAATTGGGATTGGGATTTGCAATGATCCAATCTAATGTTTTAAATGTTTCCTTGCTTAATAAAGGTTCGCCACCTGTAATACGGAATGTGCGTAGATTTGGATATAGTGCAGGCCACCACTTCCACCACGCTTCAATGTAAGGATTGTGTTCCCTATTAGGAATTGGCTTGCGGCCACTTTGCTCTAACCAAATTGGATCTTGATCAATGCTGCTACTTAGTTTAAGCGGGCCATGAGTCTTGACTGTTTGCATCAATGTGCTGCTAACTTCGGGACTGCAATACGAGCATCCAAAGTTGCATACTGTGCTAAAAGATACTTCCACATATGCTGGTATTACATCAGCATCCCAGGGCAACTTTGCACTTGACTCTAAGTACGGCTCGCCCCAGGTCTGATCTGCAGATTTTCTAATACGGTCACTGTAGTGATCTCCTGGCGCATCTTCTGCACGCCAGCAATAGTCACATTCATCTGGGCGCTGACCTTCTAACATTAGCTTGCGTTGTTCTTTCTTGAACTTGGTGTTGTGCAAGGCCGACGGATTATCAACCAATTCTTCGATTGGGATCTTGTGTGTAACTGGATGATGACATGAGTGTGTTTGGCCAGTGGCCAAATGTATTGTTACTTGCTGCCATTTTGCTACACAATAGGTGGGACTGACTTTGTTTAACTCCTTGTGTATGCGAATCATGCGGTCCGTATATTTTTCTGTGATTATCATATTCAATTACTTATATTCAGCATTGTACCCATTCAGACTCAATTTTTGCTACCACACGTTTGGAAATTAAATTTTCCATTTTAGTCTTGTCTTGCAGCAATTGTCGATTGTGTTCTAGAATTGGATTACATTCATTTAGCAGCTTGACAAATTCGACTTCGTCCAATGCCAGTAACGTTTCTAACGATTTTACAATTCCAAGGGCTCGTTCAACCGGATCCATCATTAAATCATATTCTTCATTGACGTAGGGGCTGAACGTTTTAAAGCCCAGGTCTCTAAGGCTTTGCAAGTATAAAGGCGCTGCCATTGGCATAAAGATTTGTCCCATCAAAATTGGTTTCCATACTTTTTCAGATGCAAATGTAGCTGCACTAAAGAACAGCGTTTCGGAAATAACATTTATAGGAAAGTCTTTATAATAGTCACCATTGATATCGAGCGCATAGTTGAACGAGAAGTTTGCAGTATCTGCTACCAATGGCAGTTTTGCGTATAGACTTTTAAAGTCATTTTCCAATGCATCAATGTGACCATTGAATCGATCTTTTAACAAGTCCCATTGATAAGTTATATTCCAGAAATCTTTATCCCAGGCGATTTCTACTTCATCAAAATTACGTGGCATGCTTACCGCGCCCTTTTCTACTAGGCCGTAGCGTTCAAGCAATGTCAGTAATAATATTCTATGCGGGTGCGGTCTGCGATTTAGACACATATATCGTGGACCACCTGAATATTTGGCCGCTGGTAAATCATTGGAAATGCCGCACATGGTCCTGTCACGTAATAGCCATGTTGCAAAGAAACCATACCAAACAGTATCCATGTTACAATGCAGTCGGCTCTGCTGGCACCATTCGTTGTACAAGTCTTCAACGTTACAACTTGAACTAATGTATAAAACGCGATCGTCAAGATTGTTTTCATTAATCCAGTCCCACACATGTTCAAATAGTTCTGTAGTAAAGCCTTCTTCTGAATAGTCAAGTACAATGCGACAATTTGAATCTTTCCAGGACCGTAGCCTATTAGGGTCAGACGTAAACCAATCTTTAATAAACTTCAACTTGTCTACAGTCCAGCCACCATGTAATCCAATCACAACTATATTGTTGCCTGTAGTGTACTCATTGAAGTTTTTAAATTCGTGTGGCTTCTTGCACAGCTTGAAAATAGACGAGTCCAGTTGCGGATGCGTTGTAAAGTGTTGTACAGTGCCCGACGGTATATGTTGTTCCAGGAAGCGGTTCCATAAATTTGGATCTTCAAAATCAGCAGTAACAACGTCAGCATACCAAGTAATCATGCCAGTACTTATTGAATTGGAAGTCAAAGAAAAACCCTAACGTGCTTGGGTAATTAGTCCGCAGAGGTTAGGGCCGTGTTAAGTTTACTTAGCTTATTCTATACTGTGTAACACTTCCAAAATATGCTCATAATGCTTAGTGCGATCTGCAAGACCAATTGTGCCGCCATTGATCTTTTTAGTAACAGTCAACACATCGCCTTTATCGGCCCAAGTATTTAATTTACGTGTATTCCAGAACCACCCTGCACTTAGTACAGCAACTGGATTTTCTGCAACTGAATCAGGCTCAGTTAATAAATCCATACCCAATGCAGTTCCACAATTTTTGTAGTTATCTTTCCCGGTCAATTGAATAATGCCGCGACCGCGATACTTGTAACCTTCTCCGCTAGCTTCGTTGCCATTACCCATACGGGCACCATAGACTCGATTAGCAATTTTTTCAGGCTTCTTGGCATAAGCTTCAGCTGACTCAACTGTTGGAAAGTACTTTTTAAAAGTACCATTCAAACCTTTGGCACTGTAATTTAAGTTCTCTTGTGTTGTAGAAAAGTTGCCAGACTCGTGCGCAGTTTGTGCAATAAACATTGCCATACGCTCAGGCGTATTGATTTCAAAGTGCTCAAATGTTTCGTTAAACCCTTCTACAAACTTTTCTAAATTAGAAAGTTTAGCATCTGGCAAACATTCTTGCAACTGTTCAAGTGTTAGTGTAATCATACTGTGTTCCTTTAAATCTTACAATGCTTATTTATTAAGTTCCATGTGCCGGGGATAGTTTTTCGCCAGTTCGTATTACGTGAAGTATCTAAAAAATCCATCAATTGAATGTACTTGACAATTTCCATTGGATTTTCATATTTTACATCTAGGTGTTCATTGATCCAACCTATAATCAGGTTAGATGTTATAGTGTTATACTGACTGTAGTATTCTAATAATTCTTCTTTCGCGCTTAGTGGCAAGCACATAATGCTGTGCATTAATGGGCTGTCTACAAATCTTGCTTGGAAAGGAATGCCCTGATCATTGACCCACTTTTCTGTTTCCATTGAAGTATACAGCGTACTGTTTTGCACACAGCTGGTCAAGCGATATAATTTAACTACTCCATTTAATTCGTATTCTTGCACACGTTTAACATTGTTGGCAAATGTATCCCAGCTGCCGCCTGATCTGATAAATTCATACTTGTCTTGTATTGCATCTATGCTGCCAGCAATTTCAACGTGTTTAAAATTATCCCAGCGTCGAGCAATTTTATCATTGAGTACACTTAGATTAGTGTCGTAATCTAAATAGATTTCTTTTGATCTTCCTGACGCAATTAACATGTCCAGCATCTTGTCGTGTGCAGGAACAATCATTGGTTCACCACCTGTGAGATAAATGTGTTCTAAACTAGGAATAAGTTTTTCAAATTTGTCCCACCAAATGTCTGACTCCCACCAGCGATTTTCATTGGGGTTAATTACTTTGCCGTGTTCATTTTTTATTAAAGTTTTTTCATTTGACTTTGATTGTCGGCCAAACGCCCATTTAGAACTATCGCCATAATGGTGATACCAATCATCATACCATTGATTAGAGTAGTTCGGGCTACATTGAATGCATTTCATATTACACAGGTTGCCAAATCTAATATCTAAACTTGTCGGTTGCCAGTTGACATAACCGTTCTCATCCATGTCAACTGTTGGAAAAGTTTCTGGATTGACTGGTAGTACACTTGGATTACGTCGTTCCATGCTTTGGCGTCTGCTGGCAGCAATGTGTTTAACAGCGCCGCCAGTGGCTTTTTCTCTGTCCCTGCAGCAACTGCACAACTCGTGCCATTCACCATTGGTAGCAGTATCATGTAGTCTGACTGCTCGATGCCATTTACCATTGACTCCGTCATTGAAACTGTGAGTAAGAACATTCATTCTCTTGCCATTTTCATCCAATGACATACCTTGATTCATCTCTTTGGAATTAGTCAATGCACAAACTCGAAAGTCGCCCATTGAGGTAATCATCAATCCTTGCCAGGGCAGTCTACAAAACGCCATTATTCTTCCTTGATTTTTTTAGCAATTTCGTGCGCTTTTTTAATAGTACTTTTCTTCAATGGTGGAGTATCGCCGGTTGATTTCATTGCAGTGGCCATTCCAATAGCATATGGATTAACAGCTTTGGCTTCTTGCATGCCAACATTAATTTTTGATTTTTTTTGAAACATTTGCAATTTGGCAAGTTCGCTTGGTGTAATTTTGCCAATTCTATGCATTTTATTAATTATAGTTTGTATTTCAACAGGAATATTTGCATCTGGTGTGCCAACGTGAGGATCAGAATAATTTCTAGTTGCATCAACTGTGTTGTTATCACTCTGGTTAAAGTAGTCGCGCATGCTTGCCAGACTGGCTTCGGCTAATCCTTCTAGTTCTTCTGCTGGCCAGCTTAGGTAGCTATCGCCATTGATGTCGCCGGCTTGCACAACAAACGCACCGCCGTTGTCGTAGCCTTCATCTTGGCCAATTTCCCAGCCAGCTGACATCAATGTTTGTTCTACTCTAGGATCTTCGTCGCCGTTGTACCACTGTGCTGCCAGTTGCTTGAGTGTGTCTTCGCTGAATCCATCATCGCCACCATCACTACTGCCAGGTGGTGCGAATTCGTTTAAGCCGCCTGCTAGGCCTTCGTTTGCGGGCTCGTAGTACCAGCCCATGCCTGGATCATCGCTGTCAGTTTTTGCCGGGTTATCAAACTTGAAATAAGCAATTTGTTTTGGCTTGCCATTGTAGTTCCAGTAGCCTTTGAACTCACCAGTGGCATCATTCATGTCTTCTCGATCAAAGTGATCTGCTTCAAATTGACCAAAGAAATTTACACTACGACTATAACGCTTGGGCTCGGGATACTTGTACGGATCATCACCTGATTCATCGCCGCCGCCTGCGCCG